TCCTCTCCCTTTTCTTCAGCAATAGCTTTCTATTTCTATATTTCTTCCATGTATAATTCAGACCAAACTGGATGTTCCAGAATTTTAACCTTGCCGTCAGGATGGGGTATCCATTTAATGCCGTCTATATTTTCATAAGTATGTTTTCCGTTCTTATAAAAATAATCTATATATCCTGATACAGGTCTCGGTCCTAATTTGTGTAATCTGATTGCTGCAAGCTGTTCAGAAATCTTTATCTTGTTGAATTTATTAACACCCTCCAAGTTAAATGCTTCTTCTGCAAACCAGCATCGCTCAGCACACTTTTTATAATATTCTTCAGGAACTGCAAGCAGATTATCTCGCTCTTCTTGTAGTTCTTTTTTATAAGCTTCTTGTTTGCAGACTCCTCTATTATCCATAAACTCTGATCTAAGTGATTGAACAAAGTATGGAATAAAGAATCCGCTATCTATATATGTTCCATCTTGGGTATAATTATGTCTGAAAGGTAAAACTTTAAAAGCTTTGGGATGATAATATATCTTTTTAAGTCCTTCTAGAGGAGCACCCATATCACCACCGGTACCTCCGTATAACATAGTTCCACGAGGAACACCTTGTACTTCACAAAGTTCTTGTCCTTGCACAATAGCAGTTGTAAGTCCAGGCCAAGAACCAGCCTCATCATAGATCAATAAATCAACACGATCACCACGAATATTAGATGGTTTAGCTGCGTTGATTCCTATACATTCGGATCTAAATCCAAAGTCTTCGAATTGTCCTTGAACCTTCTATTGATAACCTGCTTTCTTATGAAGCTGCTTGTCAATAATACGAGGTTCAAACATTCCACCACCAGTACTGGTATTTAAAAAAGTAAGAGCGTGATCGAATTTACTAAATGTACCATTCAAGAAGGTATCATTGTAACAAGTAATCATTGTTCTACTTGCTCGTACAACAGTATACATTCTTGCAGCTAAAGACGCATTAATTTCAGAAAAACCGATAGAACGTGCTTTAAATAAGGCTGCATGCTTATGTAACACTCTTGCCATTTCTAAGTAGTGGAAAAACATATAATGCGAAGCAAAGAAAATTGGAAATCCTTCATCAAGTCCAGAACCTGATGCTTTTGTTTCATCTACGAGAGGTAATCTATAAAAGTTTAAGAAGAAATAATTATCACCTGTAATACGATAACCATTAACAGTCATTCCGTATTTACAACGTTTATATTGCTCAAGCCAGAACTCGTTGTAACGTTTACTACCTCTAAGATAAGTACAATACTAACCAGTATTTTCAAATACCTTACGAGTTTCTATAAACCATTCTGGATTAAAGTCAAGACTTTGTGTTTCCGTAATTGGTCTATATCCAGTTAATTCGTAAGAAAGAGTAGGATCGAAGACGTCAATCTTCTGATCCTTTGGTACATCCCAATACTCTTTATTGGAGTCTCTTTCTTCTCTTATTTGCTAAACTAATTCACGTGCTTCTTGAGCATCTTCTTCTATTTCTTTATTTTGTACTTCATCGATTATATCCTGAATTTCTTCAGGCAGTTTTCTTTTTCTAGGCATTAGAAGTCTCCTGGATCAAATCCTGCTTCGATACCGGCTCTAACTGTAGATTGTTCTGTAAGTTCTTTCTTAACTTGGTCCTCAAGAGTTACAAGTTCTTCATGAACTTTATGAAGTTGTGACATTTCTTTCATAACCTTTTCTGCAGAGAAAACAGGTTTACCATTTTGGTCACGTTCATTTAAATCTACAATTGTATCGAAGTAATCTATGAATTGGTCAGCAGCACGTTTAGCAGACTCTAATAATTTAATAGATTTATTAGAATCCTGTAGTGCTCTGTATTTTCTACAAGCCGCCCTAAAGATAGGGTCATTGAACTATTCTTCTGTTAATCCGCTGTCGTTTAGAGCTTCCTCATGTTTTTCTTGCTCTGTATATTGGTTATAAGGGCTCTTCCAATCGATCGCCAAATATATGTATGTAAATTCTGCCCAAGCTCTATCTTTAGTTTTCGACTTGTCTCTTTTTAATAAATCATTAAATTCTTTTACTAATAATATTTCTGGTTCATTTAACTCTAGTACCTTCGTAAGGTTATTATACATAAACACATTCATAATCCTAACCAGTTTAATTAATTAAAAATACCTTTTCTCAAGACCTAAAGCAAGTTTACCTATATTAGTTCCTTTGCCGATTTTAAGGTTGGCTCCTGGAATTATATATCCTTCTGGAACTACCTGTTTAGCATAACTAATAGGTTGGCTTCTATCAATATAATAATATTGACCGTTTGAATGGTCTTGTCTCATCCAATATTGTTTTCCGTCTCTACCAACGTATTCAATAGCTCCCATAGGAACATTATACCTTACTTGATAATTAGGTTGTTTCTTAGTTTGCTTTTTTGGTTGTCTACGAACTCCAATAATAGTAATGCCTGGAAGTACTGACTCTGTACCTTGCTAATATATTTCTCTGTCCTTACCTCTCATTTCATTTGAAGTAGGATTATTTTTCTCCCAACCTAAATGTTTAGGAGATTTGTCAGTAGGTAACTGAGCAGATGCTTCATTCATATTATCCCTGAAAGATTCATAAGCTGCATCATTTCCCTTGTCTTTGGAATTGTACATTTTACCATTCCAATTGAAATAACGTACCCTATTCTTTCTTGCAGCATTCCAAGCATCCTTAAAAGACCCACCTGCTTGGAATCCTAAGACACCACCAAGCATGTGTTTCTTAACCTTACCTCCACACTTTTCACTTGAAGTCTCGTCAGCTTTCTATGCTCTTGCTTTAGCATCTTTCTTTTTACTATTTTTATCCTTCTAGTATTCCTTAGCTGAATATACTGGATATGGAGATTTGGGATTAACTTTAGTACCATCGGAATTAGTTAATGAACGAGGTTGCCCATTAACCATAACAGTATCATTCTTATTAATGGTTACCTTTGGTTTTCCTCCAGTTTGGAACTTCATTTTAACACCACCACAGGCTTTCTTCTTTTTAAAATCTGCAATCTCCTTCTTTCCATCTTTTGCTTTTGCGCCTCCGGCGGCTTTAACAAATTTCTTCTTCATTTGTCCGCCACACTTATAATAAACTACCTCCATTCCTTCTGGAGCGTTACCTTTGAGGTCTCTAATATAATTAAGCTTTGCGCCTAATCTAGCTTTTGGTGCTTGAGAAGCTTGCATTTCCTGTAGGAATTGTCCCATAGCTTGCTCTAAAGCCTGCTCATTACCTTGTAATTGCTGTATATTTAATCCTTTAGCTTGAGCCCATTTTCCAAAAGCGGTCATGATTTTCTTCTACTGATCTTGTGGAAGTTTAGCAATTTCTTGGAGGATACTACCCTGAGCTGCCCCTCCTGCTTGATATTTATTAACCATTACTTTTCTACTTTAATAAGGTCCTTAGTATTAAATACGGCTTCTTGCATTAATCCGTCTTTTGTAAACCATCTACATTTAATACCCTTCAGTCCGGAACTATCTTTAAATAATGCCTGCTCTTTACGAAGAACAAGCATAACTGGAGCCTCCATCATATTATGTTGTCTTAATGTGACACAGTCTCCAGGCTTAAAATACACTTTCTCATTTTCTTCCATAATCTTCCTTACGTTTTGTTAGATTTTCATTTACAATAGCCATTACTCTGTTTTCAGCAACAGTTACAAAGCCCTGACGGAAGAAAGGTATCATGCACTCACTTGCTATAGTATAGAATACAACATCGCCAGGTTTAACGAACTTACACTCATAGCCAGTCTCAATAACTGTTCCTACTTTAATGTATTCTCTCTCTTGTTCAATCTCACCTGTCTCGTTAGATTTATATTCTGGTGTCATTCCACCTAAGTCTGTAATAATTCCGCCTTCAATTTTAACCTCCTGGAAAGGATTCTTTTCAAAAGGTTTAATAAGTAAGTAACTTGTTCCTGGCATAATTTCTAATCCATTAATGTCATGTGAAATCGCTTTAGCATATTCCATTAAGGCTTTATTATGCTCCTCAAACTTATCATTGATTTTACTTACATCTTCATTAAACTTTGTAGCTTGTTCTTCTAATAACATTTCATCAGCATCTTTACCATTTACAGTGAAACTCTTTCCTGTACTCTCCATACCCATTAATTCTTGGGCTAACTTTTCATTTTTATTCATACTCATTTACCATTTATCAATCATACAATGTTCATCTTCAACTCTTACTTTACTCTCTAAAATACAACCACATTGGTCACAAATATATTGTCCC